GTTTTCCCCCTGACTTCACCGCTCAGGCATTTTTGGGGTCAGGGAACCCTCGAATCCAATGGATTCTTTATCCCCAATGGGGAAGATCAATGATCTAAAATCGCTTTCGTGAAATTACGAATGCGGCGTCTGTCTGAAATTCAGATCCGACATACATATCCTCGGTAGAACCGGGGATGACCCTACTTGGCTTGTAGGGCATGTTCACAGTCATACCATTTAGACTGTCAACAAGCGCTCGGCGCGGGACCCATAGTCCTTGTGAGCGCACCGAAAAATTCGGATTTCCTTCTATAATCCATTTTTTGAATTTCTCACAATCCTCTGGGGTTGTGGTGAAAAGGTCCGTCTGTATTCTATACGCACGGTCCTGCCTAGCTACCTCGTTGACGACAAAGTCATCAAGAACCTCTGAAGGGGTGGGGAGTCTCTCCCTAGTAGCTGTAGAAATCTCCTCAAAGCTGATTGCACCAGCGGCGCAAGCTATCGATAACCGAATAGCGGAGATTCTATCTAGAGAATCAGCGATCTCTGCATATGATATATATCCAGATTTCCTCGCATAGCGCTTTGCCTCACCGAAACTGACAGGGTAAGATTTCTTACTCTGTAACTCCTTTTGGAGAGTTTCGAGGCTCCTCGCCTGATCTCTAAATTGCTTGAACATGATCTCACCATACTGGATGATCATATATTGACTCGATGGGTCAATCAAGCCACGAGAAGATCCACCAGTGGACATCTTCCGTGTAAGACTGCCAAATAAAGGGAATGGATCACTCCCATAACGCAATTGGTTATAAATGGCAACGACCCTTGTACCATTCCGGTCAAGGATCTTCCGATAAAGTTCAACTGGGTCGCCAGTATAGGGCACATTAGCCCCTCCAACAACTCTTGGTAAGAACATCATCGGGTCTTTTCCCAAGTAATCTGCCATAAGCACGCGAAATGTGTGTTTAATGTGTTTAATTACATTGGGCCGCTTATGGACCTTTAATTGTGTCCATAGCGCGTCGCCTTTTCCCACAACTGGATTCTTTTGCGAATCCATACCATTATCAATGGATGAGAAAGGCATCAAGAGCCTCAGCTTGAAACAATCGAGATGGAGATCTTCCGTCTCATAGTCAAGCTGCCAAGGCGCTTTCCCACAACCAATGGTTGAAGGGATAAGTCGCAAGCTCTCCTCACAGTAGGATACCCAAATTTGGGACCACTGAGGTTTAGTCGGGTGGATCTCATGACCGAATCGGTTGTGAGTTTCTACCAGACGATTATGTTCACGGCGTGTTGCTAAATTTGCAACATCATCGCCCGCGATGGCAAACGGGGGCGGCCGTTGGACATTCTTAAAGACCATAAGCTCTACTATAACAGATGCAATGCACAGAGCGGGTTTACAACCCGGATCGGACATGTGAATTCCGTCCTCAGTGAGGACAACACGATGTCGCGAATCCTTAAGGTCTCTCTTCACATACATGTACCTAGGTGCCAAGAGCAAACCTAAGCATTGATGGAAGAAAAATGCCTCATACTGGTTCTTCGAAAATTCGTTTATGAACCGGCTGAGGACCTCCTGAATTAGCTCATTATTGAGCATATTGGAGGCTCCAGAGAGGTCGTACACGGACAGTCCTTGTCCGTCCAGATATTTGGTAGTACCCCTCGACAAGTCAACAGCAAAATCCCACCCTTTCAATGATCGGGTGAAAGCCGAGCGTAATGCCGGGTGACTTGAGACTACATCCGATAGCCAATGGCCGAACGGTTGTAGCATCAGTGTAACAAAAGTAGGAGGTTCAGAAAGAAATCTTACTTTATTACCTGATTCCGGTTGGGCGATCAATTTCGTCCTAACCGGATTGCGGCGAAAGTTCACGTGCGGTAGCACTCCTGTCCACTCACAGGCAGGACCAGGGATGTAACCCTGACGAACGTTCTCCTCAACGGCTAGTTGAAGCATTTGGTGAGGAAATACCTCATCCAACCCGAATAAAGGGTCTTCAACTCGCCTTTGCTCATTGGCTTCAGCAAAGATAGTCATCATGAGCTCATCCGGAGCCATTTCGTCTCTGAATGAATTAGTTAGGAACAAAATTCCGTTTTGGAGGGGCTTTTCTCTACCAACGGTCTTATAAGGCTTTATTCCTTTCTTCTCGGTCAGGGGTAGTCCCCACCAAGAAGTCCCAGCGTAGTCATAATCTGGAATTTTCCAGACATAACGTTCGAGAAATTTTCTCGCTGCATATATTGCACCACCTCCGCTGGTCCTAGCACTCTCAAGTTTTCCTGTAGCACTAAGGGATAGGTGGGGTCTGGTCACAATAGACCGACCTCCCGCCCTGAAGTAGTTAATCAGGCGACGGGTAGCCGAACGTACATCTGCCATGTCGTTCGGTTGAATCTTCGGCTTCTTAGCAAATTGCCGTCGAAGCTCGCTTACCTCCGCGTCAAACCTCTTCTCAGTGAGAGGAGGTGGAGGCATGACCCGTGATTGAATGAAGTGACTCACACATTCAATGTTACTTGCCGTAATGATGGTTTTGTCCTTTAGGACTTTGGCCAACGAGAAATCATTAAGCCACGGCAACATCTCAAACCATAGTGGTCCAAGATGACCATTCTTACCACCGGGGACCCCCCGAGGGAACAAATTTCCGGTGGTAAAGTTCAAAGTCTGTGTGAAGTCTCTGACGTGAAGACAGACTTTTTTCCAATCCTTGCATACTGCATCATAGGAATGGATTGCTGTGGAGATGACCCATCTCCACAACCTCCAATGGAGGCTGCAAACTGGTTTTCCTACAAGTTGTAGGTTTGAGGTGATAATACAAACCTCAATAGCTCTCCAGAGATGGATGATCCTTTTGACATCCTTGAACTCAGCCTTAGCGTATTTCTGCAATACGTCGTCAGGAAGTTCTCTCCAGGAGTGGAGTCGTTTCAGATACTGATAACGCTCCTCCCTAGTTTTAAACCAGAGACCGGATACCGGTTTATGCAAATTGCTGTAGTGTCGTCCCAAAATGGTACGATCCAGAGTTTTGGTAGACTCGATGTCCTGAGATGATCGAGTACTAGGCCAAACCATGGAACGCTT